CTACTAAGCATTTTTCTCAAGATGTTCAGTTACTGGAAAGCCAAAAAAGCCGCCAAAGCCGCCGAAGCCGAAGCCGAAGCCGCCAAAGCCGCTGCGATCCGGTCCCAACTCCGAGCACTCCAAGCTGCAGCAGATGCCAGATTCGAAGCCAGACGTCAAGAAAATGCCCGAGCATGGGAAAGATGTCAAGCAAAAGACGAATCTGAGTGGTTTACTCAGCTGGTGGAGACAGAGAAAATTACAGCTCCTGCTGCACTTGATGGATACACTTGCACGGTGCACGCCAACGAAGTTCTCGAACATTTCACTCGCTATTATCCAGAGACTTTTCCACGCAAGATGTGCATTCACGAGTTTTGCGAAGCGATTCGTGAGAGTCCCGTGTTTCTGAAAAAACTCGGCGATTTGGTCCGGTCAGAGGTTGGCGAGTTCAATCAATGGTTGAGGTGAGCTCTTGTGTCTGTGTGTGCGTACCTCTTGTACCTCAACAGGACTATTTTTTTTATTGGAACAAATAATTTAGATTTATAGATTTATTTACAATGTTATTTTTAAAATATATATAAAAAACGGAAAAAATTATTTTTTAACAAAAAATTGAATAATTATTATAATGTATAGAATATTACTAAACATTTTCTCAAAATGTCTTTCCCCACGTCGCTTGCATTCATTGCAGGAGTTCTTTCTTTCACTCCAAAATATCGTCGTGAGAAAAGCGAAGCCAAAGCCAAAGCCAAAGCCGAAGCCGAAGCCCAAGTCAGAAAGGATGCCATTTGGTGCGAAAAATATTTGGGGAGACCAGTCGATCCCAACCCGGACACCATAGACCGAGAAATAGCCACAGCCTACATATTCTTCAACGCTAGAGCTAACATTGACAGTCTATCACGTTTTGACAAAGCCGCAGCCTTAGCAAAAATGACTTATGTAGAACAGTTGTTGACCTATTATGTTATTGACGTTTACCTAACTTTGTTCGGAAAACCAATTAATTATTGCACAGTGACCGCACAAGAGATTTATGATCTTCTCCACAAGAAGCACCCAGAGACTTTCGTACAAGAGACTCAACTTATGAAGTTTTTCGAGTTGATTCGCGAGAATCCTGCATTTCAGCGTGAGATTGAAGCGTATGTATCTGCTAAATCCTTATACTTACGCTATACCTAAATGCGTGTGTATGTGCTTTTGTGCGTAGTTTCCGGTTGTGCCTCAGTCGGACTATTTTTTTATTTGAATAAATTCTATAGATATTGTTTAGATGTTTAGATATTTAGATGTTATTATGCTGAAGCTAATAATACTTTTTCTAATTATTTTTTCTAATTAGAGTTATTTATAATGTTTATAAGGTAAAAACATATACTTTTATTTTTAAAATATATATTAAAAACGGAAAAAATTATTTTTTAACAAAAAATTGAATTAATTTTTAAAGTTTAAGAAATATTACTACCAAACATTTTCACAAAATGTCTTTTCCCAAGTTCTTTGCTGCTCTCAATCGTCGTAAGAAACGCAGAGCGGCTGCTGAAGAACTTCTGAAGTTTTTGGAGTTGTTTCGCGAGTATAGCAGAGCGGCTCCTGAAGCCCAAGCTAAAGAAAAAGCCATTTCCAAGGCTAAAGCTGAAGCCAAAGCCCAAGAAGAATACGAAAGAAAATTTTATCGCGAAGAATCTGCAGCCTTCGCGCGCGAAGTAGAGAAAACCAAAGCATTTTTAGCTTCGCGCGCAGAATCCAAAAAAAGACTAACAAATTCCAGCTAACGCAGACCAGCTAATTCATCGGGGACTCTCCTCGGTGTATTTAAATATGTTGGTAATGCTAATCGCTAATCCTTATAACACATGCGAGTATCGTGTTATGAAGAAATTACAGAATATGTTGATTATTCAGCAGATTAATTTATGCACATTTCTGTTGCTTTTATAGTTAGTTGATAATTAATACTTTTGTATATTTTTTTTTTAGTAATATTAGTAAAATTGAATTAAAAATTGAATTAAAAATTGAATTAAAAATTGAATTAAAATTGTATTGATATTTGTAATAAAAAGTAGTTTAGATTATAAATAAATATGCCTTTCATACATAAAATAGAAAAAATTAACAAATATATTAAAATGGAAACCAAAAAAAATAACAAAAATAACAAAATTAGCAAAAAATGAATGATAATTATAATATAATAGAATATTACTAAATATATTTGCAAAATGTCCGAAGCTCAAGCCAAAGCCAAAGTAAAAGCACAAGTCAAATGTCTATCAGAATTTGTAAAAAGAAGAGAGGAAGCCAAAGACGCAGTCTTCGCAGCAATTTTGAACAGAATCAAGGCAACCAGAGGCTACGCCGAAGCCAAAGCTGACGAAAAAGCCCTGGCAGAAATGCCTTATTGGAAACGATTGTTGGAAAAGAAAGAAGTTAAAGTTTTCCAAAAAAATGTTGCAGAAATAACTATTTTGTACGTGGTGACCTTCCAAGAAATTCTTATGTTTCTCAGCCAAAAGCACCCAGAGACTTTTGAATGTACAATGAGCATTAGTACTTTTTTCAAGCTGATTCGCGAGACTCCTGCACTTCAGCGTGAGATTGACGATTTTGTCTATTCAGAGGCTAGCGAAGCCGAGCGCATTAATGCCATCTGATTCTGTGTATGCGTACCTCTTGTGCCTCAACAGGACTATTTTTTTATTGGAACAAATAATTTAGATTTATAGATTTATTTACAATGTTATTTTTAAAATATATATTAAAAACGGAAAAAATTATTTTTTAACCAAAAATTGAATGAACATAACAATATAATTGTATATTACTAAACATTTTCTCAAAATGTCTTTCCGCACTTTGATTGCAGCAATTCTTTCTGTTATCACTCTAAAAAAATATCGTGAGCAACGCAAAGCCAAAGCAGAAGCCCGAGCAAAAGCTGCCGAGGCTGAAGCCAAAGCCCGAGCAGAAGCTGCCGAGGCTGAAGCCAAAGCCCGAGCAGAAGCTGCCGAGGCTGAAGCCAAAGCCCAAGCCAAAGCCCGAGCCGAAGCACAAGTCATAGCAGAATCCCGAGAACGAAAACGCGCAGAAGCCGAAGCTCATCGGGTTGCCAAACGAAATGCAGAAATTGAAGCCGAAAAAAAATACAGCTATTTGCTCAACATGTCTGAAGAGTCGGTAATTAGCAAATGTTTATGGTTTTATTCATATCGTCGTTTTAATGAAAATAAGATCGTTGAAGAGTTGCTTGCTTATTTTCATACCAAGTACCCAGAGACTTTCGTAGACGGAATTGAGGGATATGACTTTGGGAAGCTGATTTCCTCGAGTGATTCGTATCAGAAGGATATGCACACGTTTTTCAAACAACAACCCAAATTCATCGCCGAAATGAAAGCCAAAGCCATGGACGAAAAGCCTTTTTGGAAACAACTGGTGAAATATCAATGGGTTACAGTTTTCAAAAAAAATAGTGAAGAAATGAGTATTTTGTGCAATGTGGGGCTTGAAGAAATTTCTCAACATTTCAAACTAACCCCGCTCAGTCTTTTGACACATATTCAATTTTATCCTGAACTTCAGAAGGCAGTCGACCTTTATGTCCAGGATAAAGTTGTGCTTTTGCAGAACGCAACTCACCAGACGATAGTGTAATTGTATGTGCGCGTATTTATACAAATATACATCATTTTTTTCTTTTTATAGCTAGTTAATAGTTAATACTTAATAGTTAATACTTTTGTATATTTTTTTTAGTAATATTAGTAAAATTGAATTAAAAATTGAATTAAAATTGTATTGATATTTGTAATAAAAAGTAGTTTAGATTATAAATAAATATGCCTTTCATACATGAAATAGAAAAAATTAACAAATATATTCAAAACATTGATTTTAAAAATTATACTAGAGATGACAATAATTATTATACATTTTATAAATTTATTATTGAAGCGTGTGAACATCCTAGTGGTGAATCTGTTATGTATGAATATTGTATGGATAGTTATGTAATATGTTCTGAGGACTTTGGATATTATTATACAAAAATATCACCAAGTTATGATAATGAGTATCCTGGTTTTGAACGTGATAAAGATGGAAATTATAAAATACCAGATGAACTTAAAAAATATATTGGTGAAAAAATAGAAAAGATAATTATATATGAAATGCCAAACAAAGAAAACAGTTATGATGTAGGTTCTAGTATGATTATGGAAATTAATTTAGAAGATGATAAAAAATTTTATTTTACTCTATACAATTATCATAACGGCTATTATTCACATAGCGTATGGTTAAATGTTTATGAAAATAAGGATAAAAAACCAATGTGTGTATTGCAAAGCAGCATATAAATATTTATACTTGTTCATTTATATATTATTTTATCATATTACTTTATTACTCATTAGTAAAACAATTAATTAAATGTTTGTAAGAACACTTTATATTCAGAATTTATTTTACTAAGTAATACTCTTATTTTCGAGGTTTTTTTTAAATTTCCTTTTTGTTTTTCTTCTTTCGCCCGACGTGTGGATTTTCCTTTTGTTCTCTTTGCATTTCAATCCCAGGTAATGAAGGTTTCATATAATTTTCCACTAAATTTAGGAATTGTAAACCATATGCATCATATTTTTTAAGACCTTTGAAAGTATTGAAATAATTAATTTCACATTTATCTGGAAGACCTGTAATTCTGTAATACTTTCTAGCGTATGTAAATAATTTTATAATATTATCTTTATTAGTTAAATCACATCCGTCCATAGATTCATAAATTGAAAATGCGATACGCTCTAATCCATCAATGTCTTTTCTTAATGAAATATTATTAATATTATCTGGTAATATATGCTTTATGCCATAAACTGCATCAATATGATAAATTGCTTCTAGAGGTAAAGTAGAAACTGGATTACCCACAACAGAAATAATAATATGCCTAATTAGAAATTCTCCTATAAGATCACATATACAAGGACCAATATTATTTATTTTAATAAACTCAGGTTCTAAAGGTAATTTTTTATCCCTACTATCCCAACAATTGACACAAATATTTAATCTTTCATATAAAGTTATTGTCATTAAAGGCATTAATGCTTCTAAATCTAGGCTACCTTTTTCAAAATCATAAGGAAATATTGTATTACCTATATTTGCATTCATATCTATTGTTCTATCTTTAGGATACATACTAATAAATGCATTACCTATTTTAATTAATTTCTTATCAACTACAATATTTTTATCCATATCCACTAACACTAACACTAATACTAACACTAATTAAAATAGAAATTTAATAAATTTTTAAATTACAAAAAAATAAGAAATTACAAATAAACAAACAATTCTTGCATTCTTGCAATCTATTCTTGCAATGTATTCATATCATATCTATTTTTTATAAAATGTTCTTCTTCAATCGTCCCACGTGTAATAAATCGCACTACTTTAACAGGTAATTTCTGCCCTAGTCGCACAGCACGCCCAATTGCTTGTTGTTCTGTTGCTTTTACGTGTTGTTGGTCTTGAAATAACACATCAATAAAAATTATATAATTAGCTTCTGTAAGATTGCTACCACTATTACTAGTTTCACTAGAAAGCATAATAACCCGAATACTATCATCTTTCTTGAATTTATTAATATTTTTATTAAGAACAAAATTATTTCCTTGACAACATACAAATTTAATACTGAACTCATCCAAAGTTTTACCAATCATTTTCAACATTTTATCATACTGACTAAATATAATAACTCGATTTTCAGCAGTTTCAAATAGTTTATGCAAATACTCAACTAAACACGCCATTTTACTACCATATTTATTAGTGCATTTTGTTTTCCAATCTACCCCTAATTTAATTTCCAATGGTGTTTTAACAATGATATCATCAGTATTTACAATTTTTGTTGGAATTGGTTCTGTCTTCTTTTCGCCATTAATAATAGCCACTGTAGTTATATTAAGGTTTTTACAAATTGTAGGTGTTCGGCATTCTGGACAACTAAAATTATTTTTTAAATCTTGCGATAAATGTTTAGCACAATTCAAGCAAAATATATGGCGACATGGAGTTAATACTATATCAGACAAATCTTCAAAACAGATTATACACGGGTCTGCAGTTTTTTCCTTTAAGAATTCATTATTACTAAATAATGCTATCTGATTATTAATCCTTTTCTTATCGGTTGCAATTGCTTCTAATTTTCGATTATTTTTGTGGATTTCATCACCAGATTTAATACAACCTAGTTTTGCACCGCAAATTGCAATCTTAGTGCAGGATTGTTCATTTTCCCAAGTTGTCCGCCAAATTCGGCTTAATTGTGCCTTTAGATTTATTAAATTAGTAAATAATATCATTCCTGCTGTGGAAGGGTCTTTATATGCAGTGAATATATCTAATAGATTGTAGACAATTTCGGCATTAATTCGAATAGATATTTTATCTAGATTACCAAAATTATTATTAAGTTCCGTTAAAATATTTTGTGAAATCTTATTATCTAATTTCTGGTCTTCAATAAATTTTACTACATTTTCCCATTCAATTATCCGTGCTTGTAATAATTCATTAGCTTGTATAATTCGTGTTTCATTCATTCCGACTAATTTTAATTGCTCGGTAAATTTTGCAATCATATTTGCATTTAGTTGTTCTAGAGTAAGAGTTTCTGTTGCAACTGTAATATTATTATGGCTATCAAAATCATAACCTTCATTAATTAAGATATTAGTACACATTAAGAATAGCCGACGCAATTTAACTGCTTCTGTAAAATGTCGACTAGCTCGAATAGTATTATAAATATTACGTTCAATATTAGTTTGGTCTAAGTAAATAATTTCTTCTGTAAATAATGGAATATTAAGTAATTGTCTAACATCTTTCTTAAATGTTTTCTTAAATGTTTGTTTAAGTATATTTTCCATATTTTCCCGTGAAATACCTATTAGATTGGAACAGTATCGTACTTTCTGAACAACTTTATCATAATTTTCAAATATATTTTTCTTAGTTAAAAATTGCATAATACCCATAATATTATCTAAACCGCTTTGGTCTGGTGTCCCGGTAAGAGCCCATTTATAATTTGATTTCAGAAATACTAGATTTTCATATAGATACTGGTCTTCGTGATTAATTTTGTGATTGCCATTGGTATAATTTTTAAGTGATGTAGAAAACATTTTAACTACAGGATTAAGTTTTTCGTGTGCTTCATCTAGGATAACACGATTCCATTTTATTTTAAATATATTAAATTTATCTGTCATTCTGCAAATTTTTCTAATATTTCCATTATAAAATTCTTGTATTTTTTTAACATTCGCCCACTTATAATCATAAGTTGCAATACCATCTACAAAAGGTCTCAAATGATTTTCATAATTATGTGTAATATATTCCAGATAATTATCATTACTTAGTAGATTTATAGATACAATATATACATCATATAATTGGTCTTCATAATAATCTACACCCGATTCATCACAATTTAAATAAGGATTTATATATGAATATATATCTTCCATTATTTCTGCATTGTCTGCATTTGTATTTTCTGAATTTGTATTGTCTGCATTTGTATTGTCTGCAGTGGTTGTGTTATCTGGTAATGTTTTTTCATTTGATAGTGTAGTTAATATTTCTTTTTCCGTATTTTCTGTATTTTCTGTATTTTCTGTAATTACAAAATTATTATTTAGAATACTATTAAATGTAATGCCTTTAGAAATTGGTATGGGCATTGGTTCTGAAACATTATTATTTTCTATAGGTAAATCTATATTTTTACTAGAAGTATTACCAGTATTACTAGTATTACTAGTATCAGTAATAACTTTTTGTAATTTTTCTAATTGTATTGGTTGTGATGATTTATTCTTATTTTTCCTTTCATTAGCTTTCTTTGCTTTTTCCATTAATTTATCAATCATAATTTGCTCTTTGGTTTTTTTAATAATTTTCTTGTTTATTTCAGATTCATTTATTTGACTTTCATTTATTTGGCTTTCAGTTTGTATATCAAGTAATGAATCATTAACCTGTATTTCATCAATTTGGATATTAGTATTAATTATTCCTTTTTGTGATACTTTTCCTGTCGTAGAATTATCTCCAACAACAGCACTAGAAGATTGTTTTTTATTTTTAGAAGTTTTTTTGTTCAGATTACTATTGTTTAAAGTAGTTTTACTATTTTGTGTTTCTTTGGATATGTTTAAATGTCCATCTTTGGGTGTATGTTTGGGTGAATGTTTTGGTTCATTATAGAATTCGTGTAATTCTTTTTCAAGATTCTTAATTGCTGTAATGCTAACTAATACTTTTACCCGTAATTTAAATTTATCTTTACAATATTTTACTATTTCGCTTTCCCATTGTGATGTAAGCCGACTGGGAACAATAATTAAATTATTATATTCAAATCCAGTTTCTAATGGATCGCAAAAATCCATATTAGGTGTTTCATCCAATTCTGGAAGTAAATCCCCCATTCTAGATTTATAACGACTATATTTTAACATATCATTTTTCATTTTAGCTATTAAATGTGATATAATAGATAGGGTTTTACCTAATCCAACTTCATCACATAAAGCACCCCCACATAATTGAATATTTTGAGTATTACTTTTCAAATATTCGTCTTTTGTAATAATATTGCTAACAATGTTATAATTATAATCGAGTTTATCATAATTATAACTATATCCATTGCTTCTAGAATTATCAACATTTAATAATGCTATTAAACTAGAAACTTTTGCAATACTAGCATCTTTATCAATATCAAGCAGATATTTTTCACCTTCATAAGTAATTACATAATTTTTCAAAAATGATTCTGGTATCAGAGATTTTAATCTATTTATATATAATTTTATATCATCAATGGAATTATAATCAATATTAATATTACCAACAAAACCGGGCACAGATAATTTGTTTTCATCTATTTGGTCTTCCAATTTTAACATCCATAAAATATTATTTTTTTGATGATAGATTAAATCCATTGCAATATTTTCTTTAAGAAATGTATTTAGTTTTGTAATTGATTCTAGATTGCTTTTGGCTGATTGCGTGTGTTGTATTTGTTGTGTTGATGTTGTTAATAATTGATTTCCACTAAATATTGAATCTGCTATATTAAATTTATCATCTTTATATTTATCATTCATCTTGATATTAAATATTCTACTAATAGAAAATAAATCCGCTTTATTTTTTAAACAAATTATATCTTTAAGCAAATCTTTATCAACATAAAATTTAAAAGTATCAAATATTTTACCAAGCATATGATATTTAAATTTAAATCTATTACAAATATTATGCAAACCATTATGCATACCATTATGCATACCAATCATTCTTAAAAATATTAATGCACGATAATTATTTAATTGGTCGCTAAACATAACCTTTACACCAATATTAGTTTTATGTAATAAATGTTCTTTATAATATTGGTCTATTGGTGTCAGTTTTATTTCTAATTCTGCAATTTCATTTTGAATACTAACTATTTGTGTGGAATTATATTTCTTCGTAGAATCATTTACTTTGTTTGTTGCAATATTTTTCGCAATATTTTTATCAATATGTTTTTTTATAGCATCTATACGATTTTGTAAGCTTTCTATTTTCATTGATATATTATTATGTTTATTATCACTACTAGATAACATATTTTCATTACATAGGAAAAATGTTTTATATGGTAATGCATCTTTATAAATAATATCTGCAAAATTTTTCTCAGTAATATATAATTTTGCATTCAATTTACAGTCTTCTCTATATAAAACTAATTGATTATGTTCAATAACTTTTTCTAATAATATTTTATTATTGATTATTAGTTTATGATTTTGCAAAAATTGTAAAGGGTCATTATACTCACTCATTAAAATATTCCATAATTCAAGAACATTATTATTTTGGTGTAATGACTGTGGTAAAAGAGGAATATATTTTTTCATATAATGATAATTCTCAATAGGTTCTAAATTTTTAATGATATTATTCATTATTTTAAAAATTAATTGCACTCTAATGTCATCTAATTTACCTTTTTCTATATATGTATTCAACGATTTTGTAAAATTACTTTCTGTATTTTCCATTGAATCTATCTGATTCAATAGCACACAATCAAATTTAATATCTTGATAGTTTAGAAAAATAGATGTTAAAGGTATTAAAATAGTTTCAACCAGAATATAATTAGTATTCTCATTTATTGTATATTCTTGTTTTTGAGTACCACTAAATAATGAATTCTTTATTTTATATATAGGATTTTCCCCATTATTATACTTTTTTCTAAACATATCTTTACTTTCTGATACTAGAATATATTTATTATCATATACTTCTGGTGTATCTGGTGAATTATCTTTATTTTTTGTAATTTTGCTTTCATCAATTTCATTCCTTATAAACATATCATTAAGATTTGTCATTTTAACCAATACCAAACTTTTTAAATTATTATAAGAACTTTCACCAATTGTTTCTTCCCAATCATTACAATTTATATTAGCTTCCACTCGATTATATTCGTGCTTATAATTTGCCTGACCATATTCTTTTATCATTAAATCAGCTAAATTATTCATTAATGTTGGCTTATTTGTAGGTATATAGTATGCAAAAAACTTATTATCTGTCATTTGTGTTTGTATTTATTTGAAAGTATTTGAATGTATTTTGTAATATTTATATGTATTTATAAAACTTATATTTTATGTTGCTAGAAACATTTTAAATTCAATTTTATAAATTATTTATTCTAATATATAAAGTAATTAAAAAAAAAATATAATTAAAATATAATTAAAATATAATTAAAATATAATTAAAATATAAGTAAAATGAATAATAAAAATATGCTATCATTACCAGAAATGGAACCGGAAGCACCTGATTTTACTTTTTTTAAAAAAATGTATTTTGAAGAATTAAATAGTTATTCTAGACCTGACTTACCAAATGCAGAAGAAAGATTAAAAATCTATTGGCAATATATATTGAAAGATATTTATAATATCTCTGATGCAAAAGAGTTATCAAATCCGGTAGTATTAGTTAATGAAATGAATAAATTTGTTATTAATATGAGTGAAAATATTAAGAGTTCTGATTCTTATTTTTCGATGACTGAAAATCAAAAGTTTAATTTATTATCATGTCATGGAGTTTCAAAAGAAGATATAGCTACAGTTCCTAAAGGAGTTATTTTATGTCTTTTAACTCCTCTTAATAGATATGCATTTCAAAATATAAATGAAATTAAAGAATTATTAAACATATTAAGTGATTTAAATGAACGTAAAAAATTTTTAAAAAATCCTTGTTGTTATGGTAAAAATTCTATAGGTAATTTATTTGAATATGCAACTATATATTTTGAAAATCAAAAATATTTTAATTTAGAATTAAGTATTGGAACCAAAAATTATTTTGAAAAAAAATATGATGGCATATATGATAATAATAATCTTCTTAACACCTATAAAAGAAATGATGTAGATTCAGTTAATGCATCCATTATACCAAATAAAGATAATTTTCAATCTAACTTATCTCTTTTATTACAAGAAAATATGGGAGTTGTTGTTATAAAATGTTGCAGAGCTTGTGATACATATTTAGAGAATAATATTATTCAAAATATATATCGTTATGAACATTTTATTAATGTTGTAAATAGAAGTATAAAAAATAATAGTGATGAGGATTATAATAATTGTACAAAAAAAACAGAAAAATGTAAATATACAGCACAATTTAAAAAAGTTAGAAATCATTATACTAATAATTCCAAAAGAATAGAAAGACAGAGAAAAGCTAAGCTAATTATAACACAAAAATTTTCCAATCTTAGTATATTAGGAAATGAATCAATTGGTTTATCATATTCACAAAAACGTAAAATAGAAGAATTTAAAGAAAGAGAAGAAAGAGAATTTTTTGATAATATAAGGGATGAAATTAAAAATATGATAGATTGTTTTCAAGAAAATAGTAGTGATCTAGATATTTTCAAAAAGTATGAAGAATTAATTATTAAATTCAAAAAAATGACACAAAATCAACAAATTATATATTCGGATTATTTAAAAAAAAATATAGAAATTGAACATTTTTTCTCATATGTATTTTATAAATATAATATAGAAAAAAAATATTTATATGGTAATTTAATTGATTTTGATTGTAAAAAAATGACTAAAATTTATTTGAGGAATTGTAAAATAAAAAATCTGGAAATAAATATTAATAATATTAAGGCATGTTCAATAAGAAATCTATTTAAAAACGGAAAAAATAGTATTTTATATGTATTTTTAATGTTTTTTAACATATCGTTAAGTTATATTTATTT